AATATCAATAAAGAAGAAATCAAACAAATTGAAAAGAATAAACCACAACCAATAAAACAATCACTCTTTGAAAGAATGGCTCCAGCAACAACAGCTAAACTGTCACAAACACTAGAATCCGTTAAAGATACGTTAGCATCCACTCAAGAGAATATAACTGCAACGATGAAAAACGTGAGCAATACATTAACAAGAACAGATAAAAAAGTTGATAAAGCTTATGAACGTATTGAGAAAACTGCCGATGCGTTTGATGCAACATTGAAAAATGTTGATAGAGCAACAGATGAAATTACAGCAACAGCAAGTGAAGGCAGAAAATTGTTAGAATCATTGAGGCAGAGATTTTCAGATATGCTCAAGACATATGGTGATGCGAAAAACATATCACTTATAGTCCTTGAGACTCTAGAATTAGCTGGCGATCTCTTATTACAAGAAAAAGTCAAACCATTGTATGTTATAACAAAACTCGTTATGTATAGTATCAAAATGATTCTTATAATTCGTTTAGCTGCCGGAAGAGCCCAACCAAAATCCGAAGACATACCAGCTCAAGCTCAAATGAATATGACAGACGTTAGTAGTCTATTAGAACGATTACGTGACGCTATTGGTGCAACACCAAAAGTATTTCGTGAAGCTTTTTCAACATGGAATGCAATTAGTGGTATGATTGATAACGCAAAGAAGTTCTTTGAGTTTATTCATGGCTATATGCCTCGTATGCTTCAAGAGCTTCTTGAATACTTGTTTCCATCATTGAAAGTTTCAAAAGTGCGTATGGAACAATATTTATATGCTGTTTCATTTGGTAAAGCTAAAATGGATTTGCGTCATCCCATCCCTGAAGACGTAATTGATTACATTCAACAAGAATCAGATCAACTTAGACAACTCATGATGTATGTTGATAGACGATCACCAATATACCAACCTTTCTTTTCCTGTTATAAAGATGCAATGTCAGTCATTGATTACGCCAAATATGTAGATGCTTCAACAGGTATTAGACAGTGTCCATTTTCAATAGGATTGTTTGGCGAACCACAAATTGGTAAAACAACACTCATGAATCACTTAGCCAGTTTAATGCAAAAACTGGATCCCACTGTGGATAAACAGAAAAGATCTATCTATATCAGATATGCTGGCAAAGAAACGTGGGACGGATATGAGACAGGAACATATGCTATTGGATATGACGATTTTGCTCAAGACAGAGAATATGATGATATTGGTGAACTATTCAATTTAGTTTCAAGGTCCCATTTTCTCCCTCCAATGGCATCACTAGACTCCCCTATAATAGGAACAAAAGGAACACTTGTTGATTCTCGTTTAGTCATGCTTTGTTCAAATATGACATCATTTGCTGATTTAAGCAGCAGAATTAATAGTCCAAAAGCTATGACTGAGAGAGTTGCATTGAAATGGAATGTTGTTCGAAAAATGGATATGGGTAGACCAGTTGCCTATGATACAACAGGACAATTCCAACACCTAACTTTTCAATTATTAAAAGAGTCCGACAATTCCACAACATTAGAACCAACTGGTGATATCATGGATTTCATGGGTTTTATGACAGTGAACATTCGTAGATATAAAGCCCACTTCGCTAATCAAGCAGAAGTTGACAAAATGACTGTACAAGCAACACAAAATCAAAACAATGTTCTCCAGAATTTACAACAGATATGGCAAGCACAAATATTAACATCAGCAACTGCACCCGTTCTCCAAGTCGCACGCGCCTATTTTCCATTTTTGAAAGGAATATCAACATTTGTGGAAAGTGGGATATTGACAGGATCATCCATAGCTTTATATATATGGTCAAGAAACCGTATATCAAGGGGATACGAGCAGGAAGGTTGCATCGGATGGTTACAGACTTTGTTTGGAATGCTTGGTGTTGCCTTATCTGTGTGGGTGGCATGGCAAGCCTATAAAAACCTACACTCAACAACAAGTGAGGTTTTAGGTGAGGAATACGCTGAAGCTCTTGCCGTATTCGTAACATATTTTTCAATTCCAGGATATATTAGTAACGGAAGAC